GCGACTGTGTGCGCCGGTGACTTGCGGCAGGCAATGAATGATCTGGCTATAGCCATTTGCGCCCTGGCATTTGGCCTGGGCTGCCAGAATGTTGCCAAGGCCACCATTGTAACTGGCCAGCGCAAGGCTATGACGGTCGGTTTCAGGGCGCGGTGCCGACCATTGTGCCCTAAGCCGCCCCATGTAGTAGGCCGCCGCCTCGATCGACAGTTCAGGGGCGAAGGCAGAGGCATTGGCCGGGAAGTCCAATTGTCCGGCCACCTGGTTCCATGTGCCGGGCATGAATTGGCAAAGGCCCATAGCGCCAACGGGCGAAATGGCCCCGGTTTTAAATCGTGATTCCTGCCAACATTGGGATTTCAGCAGCCGCCAATCCACACCGGGCATAAAACGACCGGCAGCACTGCGAAAGTCGTTGTCGTATTTGTCAGGAAAGGATGAGGCCAAACATGATGCAGACGCCCAAATGAAAACGGCCATAGTAATCAGAAACAGCCTGATCATTTGCTTTCTCCAGCCAGTTGGAAAGGTCGAAACCGATAGCGCGGTTTTGAAGCCAAAGTGCTATGCGCATACAAATGAACGCGATGGTGGCAAGCAGCAATTTCATGCCAAATGACGTCGCAATAATGTTTTCCATCACGTTTTCCTTTCTGCTTTCAGGTTCGCGGCCTTCAGTGCCAGGCGGTAATGCAGGTGCTTGTAAATCCAGTTGACGATGAAGGTGCCAATGGCGACCACGGCAGAAAGCATTGCCAGCTTTTCGTTTGTCGATAGCCCCACCAGAAAGCCGGACCCCGATGCCGCGTAAGCTGTGATCGTCGTTTTATCCATCTTCAATCCCATAGGTTGACGCCACGCGACGGTGTGACTTTACGGTCTGGCAGGTTGATTGCGGTGCCGTGGGGCAAATGAATGCCCAAACGGGCCAAGCCCGGGTTCGCTTCAAGAATGGCTTCGACCATCGAGCTATCGCCGTAATGGCGAAAGGCAATCAGATCGACGGTGTCGTTTTGTTGGGCACGAACGGTTTTCATCAGATCAGTTCCACAACCGTGCGCTTTCTGGCCATAAGCCGCGAAAGGGCCTCGTTGGATGCCTGAAGCCATCGGTCAGACGTTGCCTCCAGGGCATCGGCGCGATCATGGCCGGATTTTGTGCTGTCATAGTCGCGTGTTGTATCAACCATGAATGATCGTACCCGTGCAGAAATCGCAGTCAGATACAGGTGAACCTTTTCAGGCGTGTCGCCATATGTTGCGCCTGGCACATCGGCAAGGCGGTCGGCCACCTGGTTTGTGCGCCACTGTGACAGAACCGCATTCGTTTCGATCATGGCGTCCCGCGTTGCTGTCGCGATTTGCAAATCGGTAAAAATATCGGTCAGGCCTGTGCGGTTGCGAATGTTATCCAGATCAATGTCGGGAAAAAAACCGTCATTCTCGATCGTGCTGTTATTCGCATTCGGGTTGCTGGATGGAATAAAGCTGCTCATGGTGCTGCCCGCTTAAAGGGGAGGCGGGCGACGGCGAAATAAGGGGCAACAGATAAATCTGTGATCCTTCATTCGCACCGCCGCCGCGCCGGGGGGACCTGGTCAGGCGTCAGCCGTTTTTGTGTCGGCGTCAGCAATCAGTTTTTCGAGTTTTGCGATCTGGGTTTTAACCCCGCATTTCGGATTGAATTGCAGTGCGGTATTAAGGTGGTTTACTGCGTTGGCCGGATCGCTATCCGCCAGCAGGGTGCCAGCGGCCTTATGGGCTTTGGCGCGGACTTCATCGGGCATGTCAAACCCGTTTGTCATCTCGATCGCGTTAAGCAGGGCAGGCAATTGCTCGATCGTGGGGGCGTTGTCCGCGATTTCATCAAGGACGGTGGTCGCGATATTGCGATTAAAGCCCTCGGGCATTGTCATACCGGAATCCAGCGCATAGGCGGCGATTTCAAGCGCACCATCGATGTCGCTTGTATCAAGACGCCACAACATGACGGTGACCAGAATGTCATCCTGTGCGCCAGATTGCGCGGCCATAACGCCGTCAATATAGCTGTCATATTCCGGCAGTAACTCGGCTTTGACGTTTGCCTTTTCGACCTTGCTTTGAATGGCTTTCAGGATCGCCTTGTGGCTGGCGAGAAGGGCGCGGAATTTTGCCGCAATACCGGCCTCTGCCGGGACGGCGGCGGCGCCGCTGGGGGCGACGGCCTGCTTTGCGGCAAGGGTCGTTTCAAAATGTTTGCGTGCCGGGGATTTCATTATGCCCAGCCCCCGGAACCATCGGGCAACAAAATGTTGTCGAGAAGGGCACACGCGCCAAAGTCTTCGACGACATAGGCCTCGTTGACCGAATTGAAGTCTTCAATGCGATCCCGCTTCGGGTTGTCGAAAATCTGGCGACGGCGGCTACCGGTCTGCCAATAGATCGACAGGTTTGACATTTTGGTAATCAGGATTCCCCGCGACGGGAAAAACGGCACGCCCTGCCCCGGTAGGTTGCCGAGTGTTTTGTTTGACATCAGGGTACGCAGCGCGATTTTTTCGGTTGGTTTGTCGTTGGCATTGACCAGGCCGAGATATTTATCAGACAGTAGGGCGCGACCGGTGATGGCAACCAGGCCGCTATCGTCACGGTACCAGGGATCAAGCAGTTCGTTGACTGCATCAAAGACAAAGGCATCCATGTTGTTATAGTCGCCGCCATCGCCAACTTTGATGCCGTCCAACACACGTTCGCCCGCGTCGTTGCGGATGTGCTGAAGCCAGCCGGTATTCACATCCTGAAGCAACGGGTTTGTTGCGATGTCGGTTTCAGGCGCAGCAGTCACGCCATTAAAGCCGATCATCATGCGGTCACGCGCAATCTGTTCGATGACCTTGTTGCGCAGGCGCGGCTGAAAGTCCGGGAATTTGGCCCACATGTCCAAATTCTTGTAGGTGATGTATGTATCAAAGTCGGTTTTTTTGGCGGTGTAGCTGCGCGGCGTAAGGCTACCAACCGGGCGCGGGTTGCGATCCTTGTTCGTGGTATCGGTGCGGCTAGCGACCGGATTATCGATGCCAAGACCAATGATTTCCCCGGACATTTCATCAACAGGGATAATGTTGATTTCCTTCAGGAAGTCCGCCTGTTCCTGAATGCGATCTTCCATTTTCTGTTCAATGGTCGGTTCAACAGAAAATTTGGTGGTGGCATCATCAACACCGTTCAGTTGCGCGATATGCGCGGCATAGGCGTTGAACAAAATACGGGTATTGTTTTTCATCTGAATTCCGTTCTGTTGACAGAAGATTTGAAAGCTGATGATCAGCAGTCGGTCATATTTTCGGATGCCCCACCGGTGCTTTTTGCGCGCCCCGGGCTGGCGGGTTCGTTCGACAGCTTTTCCGTCAGATCGGTAATGACCTGGTTCAACTTGGTGACTTCCACCTGAACGGCCTCAAGATCCTTTGTGTCCGCCTTGTCATTCATCTCGCTCCCCAGTGCCGTGACCTGTTCCGCAATCGCAAGGGTGGATTGTTCGATCTGGCTGAAATTGGCGTCGTCGGCTTTTGCCTTGCCTGCAAGGATCTGCTTTACCCGGGCAAACAGGTCGAGGCCTTTGGCCTTGGGTTCGTCGTCAGCCTCGATCGCGTTGCCCTCGACGGCTTGCGATTTAAGGTTTTCGGGCAGCTTGCCGGAATTCTCGGTCGTGAATTTGATGATTTCCGTACCCAGCGAGGCCGGATTGTCGGTAATCGCGAGGCCCTGGCAATAGGCTTCGCCCGTGCCCGCAAAGTTCGGGTTCATCTCGATCGACCAATAAACTTTCTGGCGTGCCTTGTTGAGTTTGACCAGATCATCAGTCGCATCGATCTGGGCCAGCAAAACGCGGTTGCCCTCTTTGTCATCTTCGGCCTTAAGCGCCAACACGTCGCCGTATGCCGGAAATTCACCCTGGGGGCGCAGGCTCATGATGTGCTCGCAATTAATTCGCGCCCCGTATTTGTCCGGGTCATAGTTTGCGGCCATCTGGTTGATCTGTTCGGGGGA